TGTCGGAGATGAAGGAAGACACGGGGATTCGCTACATCAAGCAACTTGAGTGGTACGAGTATTCACCCGTGCTCTTCGGTGCCGCCCCCGGCACCCGCACCGTCTCCGTGAAGGAAGCCCCCAGCATGAAAGACGATGAGGCCACCGAAACTTCCGAGGGCGAGTTTGAGGATGTGAAGGGCCCGACAGCCAGGCACAAGACGGGCGTCAAGGCCGAAGACTGGTACGACAAGACCGCTTACAGGAACATGCGTTCCCCCGCAGATAAGGCGTATTTCAGCAAGATTTTCGCTTTCCATATCGACGGGGAAGACCCCAAGATGAAGACGAACTACACGTTCGTCCACCACTTTGTCGGTAGCGACGGTCGGCCAGGGCCGGCAGCATTGTCTGCGCTACAGAACACATTCGGCCTTCTCAACGGCGCCCGCAAGGGGACAAAGTTGAGGGGGAGCGACCGTAAGGGTGTGTACAACCACATCGCCGGCCATTACAGGGACGACGGCAAAAAGCCGCCGGAACTAAAGGCCGACGAGTATGTAAACGCCGTTATGGAACTCAAAGAAAGGCTCCCAGAGTCTTTCTGCGACGAAGTAGATGCTCTCATTGAAAAGGGGGCCGAACTATTCGAGATAAAGTCCAGTTTGGAGGACACCATGGCTGACGAAGCCGAAATCACCGAGACGACTGAGGTCGAGGTCGAGTCCAATGGGCCGACGGCGCAGTCAGTTATCAACGAGGCCATCACGGCCCTGAACACCCTGTCGGAGCAGTTGAGTGAACTAGAGGAAAAGGGCGGCGACGCTCCTGGCTTCTCGAACACTGCCCCCGATTCATCAGAGCGCGTCGAAGGTGCAGGCGAGGCGGCCCCAGAGGTCGTCGCAGACCTGTCGCACGGCGGGACACTGACACCCGAGCAGATGGCCGTCGAAGGCTCTCCGGCAGGCGGAGATTCACCCGCGCCGAAGGCAAAGGCCCCCAAGGCCAAGGACCCGGAGCCCGATGATTCCGAGAAGGCCGGAGAGGTCGCCAAGGAAGAGGCTTCCGATAAGCCGGACTATGGCGGTCTTCTGGGTGAACTGGACCTCAAGGAAATCCGTGAGTTCCAGGACCTCCTCACCTATTCCGACCTGGGCGAGTAACAGGGCTCCGCAGCCGGTGAGTCGGCTGTGGATTAGACTGGGAGGGTAGCCGGTGACGACTGGGGACCCCTTTGGACCTATACGCGGAAATGCAGGGTGCTGGTAGGCGAATCCAGCGCTTTCGTTTGGAAATCATTCTCGCGGAATTGCCCGAGGATGAGGCTGAACAGGTTCTTGTCGCTCTCCACGACCCGAACGTCCTGACCAGCAAGATTGCTCAGGTTCTCTGCAAGCACGGCCACTCCATTTCGTCTAACGCGGTGAGCAACTATCGCCAACAGAAGTGCTTTCAGTCGTGAAGGGTGATCTCCAAAAGGAGTTAGCCAAATCACGGCTCGGTAAGATCGCCGACCTTCTAGAGCGTTCAGGGATTGAAACTGAAGAGATCGGGACCATTGAGAAGGTCCGTATCTCCGAGTGGCAGGGCATCACCAAGAACGAAGAGGGCGAAGCCGAAATCCACGACCTCGGCGGCATATCGGTCGTTATCGCACCGGCGTGGGCTGACGGCCCGCAATGGCCTGTGGTTCAACAGGCTGCACCGGTCACGATCAAGCCTGCCCCCAAGGGGAAGAAGGCCAAGTCCAAGTTCAAGACCGCCGTGATCCTCCCTGATCCGCAGATCGGGTACAGGATGTACGAAGACGGCACCATGGATTCCTTTCACCATGAGGAGTCGATGGACGTTGCCCTGCAAATCACCCGGGCGGTGGATCCTGACCTGATCGTGAACCTTGGGGACTTCCTAGACTTCGCCGAGTTCGGCAAGTTTGAGCAGGAGCCAGCGTTCGCTAAGACCACTCAGGCGACCATTGACCGGGGCCACCAGTTCCTGTGTGAGCAGAGGGCAAATGCACCCGACGCACACATCGTCCTGCTGGAGGGCAACCATGACCGTCGCCTCCAGAAGTCGATCACGAACAACTCCGCCTCTGCCCTGCACTTGAAACGGGCCGAGGTGCCAGACGACTGGCCCGTGATGTCAGTCCCGTTCCTGCTGCGGCTTGCCGAGCCTCATCTGAACATCGAATACGTTGGCGGATACCCAGCGGGGATCTTCTGGGTCAATCAGAACCTCGCCTGCATCCATGGCCACATCACCAGAAGCCGTGGTTCAACGGTCGCTGCGGTGGTCGACGATGAACGTACGTCTGTGATCCACGGTCACATCTACCGGATCGAATTACAGCACAAGACCCGGCGCACATTCGAGGGGCCGAAGCGGAGTCTGGCGGCTTCACCCGGATGCTTGTGCAGGATCGATGGTGCG